TGGTAGTCGTGAGTTGATACCTTGCCCATCCGTTTCTGGTTAATGGTGAGTGAGTTGTATGGGTCAATCATTACGCCATCAAATTGGAACTCATCGTATATCTCGCCCATCACTTCAAGTAGTCCGAATATATCGTACAGGCCATCGGAGTCAATGAATTGAAAGTGCGCTTGAACATAGTCGTATTTACGGGCAAATAATACATCGTCAATTTGTTTGATTGGAGTGCCGCACAGGAACTCAATAAGTTTGCGCTGGATGCTATTGACATTGTTCTCGCTTGAGTATACCAGCCACTTCGTACCATTCTTAATTGTGTGAAGTAGCATAAGGTAAAGCATCGTGTGGGTCTTGCCGACATTGGCGTGTCCTGTACAAACGATAAAGTTGCCTTTTTTGAGACGCAGGTAATCGTCTATTTCTGGGTAACCAAACTTTGATGATTCTGGTATTAGACCCTTTCGGGCCTTCTGGAGGTAGTCAAATACATCTCCGCTTCTTGCTAGTGCTGGGTGTGTTGTCATTAGGGAAAGGTAGTAAAAAACCCCACCGAAGTGGGGCTTTAAATCAGAATGGTGATTCGTCTTGGAAGTGTTCCTTGTAGGAATCTCCCTGCGGGGGCTGCCCCGTGATTGTCGGAGTGTGCTTGACTACAAACTCTGCAATGTCAGTTAGCGAGATCTTACCTGCAACTGCTAGGTCAATAGCACCCTTGAATGCTACGCTACGCGCAATCTGCTCGTCTTTGCTGCCATTTGCAGCAGGTTTGGCTGGGGCGTATGGCTTGTTGTACGCTGCGGGTGCAGAGCCTGTAAATGGGCCTGTTCCTTTAGAGATTTTCATACCACCCTTTTCGTTCAGAGTGTATTCTACCTCATCACCTACGGAGTACCAAGGCGGGGCGGTCTTGGCGAATGTCGTGCCTTTAGAGCCGTCATCCATAGATACATCAAATTTGTGTAGGTCGTTCCATACACCTGTTGGGGTAATGTCTGTAATCTTAGCCATTTGCTTTAGTTTTAAGGTTTATTAAATCATTGAGGTTGGCTTTCATCTCAATTTCTTGCGCTTCCATCAAAGATAGTCGCTTTTCGCACACCCGCAATCTAGCCTCAAGGGCTAGAATACGGGCTGCTTGATATTCTATTAACTCTTCCATATCAGAAGTTGTAGTCGTAAAACTTGTGTGGGTAGTCAGCAATCTCCCAAAATTTCTTTTTCATTCTAGTGTTGCTGATTGGCGACTCGTAGACCTCGCCCTCTTCAGAGAACTCATAGCGTTGGTCATATTGGTTTACGCAATGTCCTGCAAATCCACCTGCGATAAATTCCATCTTAGCAGAGTTCTTACCAGCCACAACAGGCTGGATTAGGACTTTGGTTTTGCCTTTGATTCCAACAATTTTACCGACAGGGTTTACATCTGACCATAAGACTTGGTTAATGTACTTACCGATTAGATCTTCGGTAACTTGGAACTTAGGCTTTGCTTGTTTAGCGACTCTTCGGATTACGATTCAGATTTCATTGTAGTGTGTGTGATTGTTATTACTTGTACTAAAGTAGTAACTATTTATTTAGCCGCAATGGTTCCGATGAAAAATATTTTGCTTGTATTTAATTCTATATCTGGATTATATATGATTACCATCTTAGGGAAATACTTTTTTGTGTCATCAATGACACCTCCCCAATCCTTGAATGCATCCATTGCAAACTTGACTGCCATAATGCAGTTGTCAATGTCATATCGGTAGTTAACCTCAGCGCGTACCTGTACGCTTTCAAATTGAACAGGGTCGTACTGCTCAAGTTGTTCTAGTATCTCTGCTTTAAACTTCTTCTTGGCTGCGCTCCTGTATGTAAAGTGCTTACCTGCGTAGAATGAATTTAATGATGGAACCTTTCCGACTTTAACGCTTATATCCACATCGTTCTGCAAAGTGAGGGTCAAGATCGCATATCCGCGATAGAATCTCTTGTTCTTTTTTTAAAGCCTCTTGGCGTTCTGCATAAGACTTTCCGCAATTAGCGAACACCTTTGCTGCCTCAAAGAGAAGATTGTCAATTCTTTTCTTTATTGCCTTGTTTGTATAGTATTTCCAAGTCATCTGATTTGCGTTTTGCTGATGCATTATGATATTCAAAGTATTCAAGATGATGGGCTGACTTAATAGTTTGATGCTCTAATTCTTTTTCCAGATGAGCAATAGCCTTTTTAATATCTTGAGTGATTGGGTTATTTGGCTTCTTACCTGCTCTAAGCAGATAGGTGATTGCAGTACCTAAGTTGTAATTATCCTCTTGGAAATCTAGCACAACATCAAATGCTTCTATCTGTTTGTGCTTTCCAATGTAGTATTTTGGTGTCTTATCCTTCATCTGTGTAATCTTCATAGTCATCCCAATATAAAAACCTTAACCCTTCAATATTTTCCACTCGCGTGGTTTCTGCGCCTTTGTCGTTGTTCTTCTTGGTTGAGGGGTCTGTCCCAGAATCCGAAGTGAGATAGAAATGGGTTCTGGTAATCGTCTGGTATTTTGCCGTTTTCAATATCATTCCATTTTTTTTCTAGTTCGTTCCTTGTCATTTCCAAATATATGACTATTTTATACAACTAGTTAAGTTATCTTATCTAGTTAAGTTATCTAGTTAGATATAGATATATCTAGTTAAGATAAGTTGATTCATCTATATGGTATCTTAAAACCTTTGATTTTAGAGCATATCTTCTGACCAGATATGTCCATATACCAGAAATGCGCCTACAGGGGCGCAAATCGGCTAAAACTATGCTCAAATGAGATGTTAGAGTATTTTCTGGACTATGGCTCGGAGTATTACAAGCAAACACAACACTACAACCATCCATCCAGCAAAACCTTCCCAAGTCATCTTCTGCTTCTGTACGGGCTGGTTCACAATCTTAATTGTTTCTACCCGAATCGTATCACTTGGACATTCAGCCGTAATAACAACACGCTTACCTTCCAGATACTTTACCTCTACCCTTACGCGATCTTGATACAGGATTGTGTCCTTTTGAATCGTTAAGGTGTCGTGCAACACCCTCTCCTTTGTGATTACAATCGTGTCCCGAACAACTACATTCTGTTGGATGGTTTTCGCAGAACCGCATCCACTAACTACCGCAAGAATCGCAAGTAGGGTCATCAATGCTGCAAAGCGGATTGACGGGTACTTCTTCCAAGTTGTTAAGCCATTCATCAAAGTGGGAGGTATTTAGTTTTTCCATTGTGCTTTACTGCTTTAAGGATTTGTTTGCGATGTCGCGGTGAATAGGAAATGTGAACCCAACTCGGAGCATCATCCGTGCCAAACTCCCAAATGAGTTGGTCAAAGTCGGTGTTTTCTTTCAACCAGTTAAACAAGACATCATTGCCTCCTTTGAAGCGGAGGTCGGCTGCTTGAGCAAAACAATGTTGACTGCTTGAACTTCCTCCAATGGCCTTGTTGACTTCGGGACTGCGGTAGCAACTTGTTACCACAATCGCTCCTAACGCATCTCTCGCGGGTTGTAAGACATTATCTACCAACGCTTGGAGGTTTTCTTCTAAATGCTTTGGAAGTGCGTTAGAAAGCCCCGTAGAGGTTTTGGTGAGTTCGGCTAAAGTAAAGTTCTTGGAGAGGTTCATCGGCCTTGTCCTTTGTATGGCTTCTTGTAATTCTTACTCAACTTCGTGTTAGAAGCCTTTTTAGAGTGTTTTCTGCGCTTTTTACTACTTGAGTGGTATGATGTGTTTGATTGAAGTTTTGAAGCCATTAGAAACGATTTATTGCATCTTGAATGTCAAGGTGGTGGGTGTGGAGTTTCATATCAATACCCGCTTCCCATCGCCACATCTCCTCCCCATCTCTGAATAGAATCAAAGTAGGAACACTCTTAATCTTGAACTTGTCTTTTAAATGGGGCTTTGCCTCAATGTCCACTCGGTAGAGTTTAGCATTCTGCAACCTCCCTAAATCCTTGTAGCCGTTCTTTGAGTTGAATCCAGCATTGAACTCAATTACGCTCTTGCCTTCGGGCTGATATGTGAATGACAAGAGGATGAACGAAGCGACAAGCCAAGCCCTCATCTCAGTTCAAAGATTCGGTTCTCAATCTTATCCAGCTGCGCCTTCATCTCCTCAATGTTTTTGGCGTTGGACATAATCGTAGAACGCACCAACTCATCTTTGAGGTCAAACTCGGTTCGTGATACTGCGGGGACGGGCAACTCCTTTGCGATTTGAATCTCTGCTTGTAGGTTGAAATACATACCAACCGCAATGGAAAGACCAACACCCAAAGCAATGAGCGTTTTAATACTCACGCCAAGCATTGTGTCTTCACCTAATTCGGTAAACTTACCATTACCCTCGTATTGTTTCATTTTCTATCAGCGAACTTTTCAAGCCCAGCAATCCCGAAAGAGCCAAGCGTTACAAATAAAAATGAATTATACACAAACTCATTTACCACAAGATCCTTTCCCATCCATCCCGTAATGATGTCAGCCAACATAACGAGAACCATAATAGCAAACGAACAAGCCCCTAAAATGGTTTTCTCATTATAGGAGTTGTCCGTTTTAAATATCTCTATCCAGCTCATAATTCAGTCGGAGGCGTGGGAGGTTGGCAATACGCTGCATCGGGGTTAGCCACGCAAAACGCTTTGGCGTATTCTTGGTCAAGGGTATAGCCCATTGATGACACACCAACGGGATCGGGCCATACGATGGCGGTGGCAAAGTCCGTCAATGGTTCAATGTTCCAAACGATGTCCACGCTCACCTTGTCGTTCTGCTTAACGCATACAGGGT